ATAATGGAAATTATAACATTTTTCAGAATTGGACAAACAATGATAATGGACATCATTTTAATGGCGGAAGTTTAATTGTTAATATGAGTGCTGGAGACTTTTTGGCCGTGGGTGCCTATCCTACTTATACTTTTCCAAGTACAGACCCCTGGTACGTAAATTTTAATGGAATTTTATTAGCATAAAAAAATAAATTACACAATTGAATTGACAAAGACGGAAGACATGGCACTATCATATGCCGCCGCTACTACTGTCACATTTAAAGCGGGCTCTAATCATGGCTATCTTTAGGATAATAAATATAGAGATATTAATCTAATATGAAAGGAAATATGTCAAGAAATGAGATGAAAGATTGGATAGTAATGATGTTAGCAGGTGGTACCATCGTATTATTATTCGTCATTACTTTAGGAGATTTTTATAATGCGATTCAGACGAATCGCCCACCTGATAAAGACGTAATCAATTTGTTATCTATGGCAATCACTGGTATCGTTGGTATCATTGCTGGCTTCATTTCTGGTAAGAATGCGGCCGATCAAGCAAAGCAACAAGCGGAAGCACAAGGAGCCCAAAAGTGAATTTGAAAACATCATTGGTTACCATTTTGTTTTGTGGATGGATGCTTTATGCACCACCCACATTTGCTTCTGATTTCGTAACAAAGGGTGATATTAGAAAATCAACTGTAGAAATGTTTAAACCATTTTTCACACCAGAGAAATGTGATCAGATTTTAGTTGATACATTCACTATTTGTTATGATCATGAAAGAAAGTCACCAACTGCGGTTTATGTTGAAGTGACAGGACCTACTGTAATTGAGGACATAGACAAACGCCCTCCTTTCTTTACTGATAAACGGGTAGAGAAGGCTTACAGAACAACATCAAAAGACTACACCAATACTGGTTACGATAGAGGTCATTTTGGTGCATCCGATGCTTCCCATGATTGGGATAAGAAGCACCAGAAAGCAACCTATTCGATGGCGAACATTGTACCACAAACTCCATTTGCAAATCGGTATAAGTTTATTGCATTGGAAAAGCATGAGAGAGAAATGGCAGTCAAATATGGTAGACTCGAAAATCTCACAATTGCATTCTGGAACAATCGACCCAAGAAGATTGGTGAGTCACAGTTACATGTACCAAGTGCATTCGCTAAAATGTACACAGATGGTAAGGACTACAAAGAATGTTTCTTTGTCTGGAATAATGACAAGTACGATAAGAGTAATGGTCAAGATCCAAACAAATACAAACAGAATTGCGATGTAGTTGCCGCCATGTGGGGAACACAAGTTGGTGAAGCAGATAAATGGTCAATGAAAGACAGAGATGCCTTGATTGATCTATTAGACAAATATATTGAAAGTGAAAAGAACCAATCGAAGGTTGGTCTCGCTACAAGTTTAAAAAATGCATTGAAATAAAAAAAGGAGCGGGAAACCGCTCCATCATATCATGAAAGAATCACACATAGCAATACACGGCAGATTATCAAGAATCCATTACAAAAAGACAAAAGGTAAATCTGCCCGTAGAAGATTAATCAAGATCAGTAACGCCTTACATGAGGTTCATCGACCCTGGTATCAACGGGACGATGATTTAAAAATCCCCTTTGACCTTACGTAATGCAACCTCCCGCATTAGAACCAAATAAACCAGTAATTATACGTGATAGGACATATCATTATCAAGCAGAAAAACAATATAATAATTTACGGGAACAAGCAAAACTACTGATAAAACAAGCAAGAGAGATAAAATCCCGTGTTGCCCTATCAGATCATATTTACACTTTGAAAGTACCTTTTAAAATTGTAATGCTACGCCCGTATTATTTGTATGATCGTGGACTATCAATGATTGGTCCCGATGAATGGAATCATGATCATATGGGTAATTTTCGTTTTATAGTTAAACAACTTGGAGATGGGACATGGGAAAAATTGAGATCTACATAGCCGCCCCGTTCGGTAATTACCTCAAATTCAAAGACTTCACATCTGTTACGGGAACCTTTACTTTAAATCATAGAACGGGAAGATTGATTCAAATCGTCAGAACATTAAGATATTCTTTTTCTGACGAATGTTGGTATAACGCCCTTGGTTTACGGAATCCTGGAATATTAAGTGGGATTAAAAGTCATAAGAATGATGAGGTTATGAGTATAGCCGCTATAGAATCCAGAGACTGGAAACATCTTTATTCAATCATTCCCGATGATATACCTATTGAATTGAACATATCATGTCCTAATATAGATCACTTTTCAGACTATGTAAAGAATATTGATTTATATGTCCCGAGAAATCCAATCGTAAAGTTAAGTCCTCATATGAAACTAAAGGACATAGATGAGTTATACGACATGGGATTTAGAAGATTTCATTCATGTAATACGTTTAAAACAGAAAAGGGAGCAAGAAGTGGCAAGTTTCTAAAGCCATATGTTAATCATCAAATATGTTATTTAAAATCAAAAGATGCAAATAATTATTGTATTGCTGGTGGCGGAATAGAAAACGAGGATGACATTCTTCATTATCATAAAGCAGGAGCGGATGCATATTCATTAGGAACCGTATGCTTTAATCCATTTAAATTGCTTTCATTGAAAAAAACCCTTGACAATACATTTCTATATTGATACACTTATACTGTTAAACAAATGGTCAGAGCAATGAAGCCCGTATCATTTAACAACATAAAGGAGCAATATGGAAGCAAAACTTCCCGATAGTTTACGTGTCCATCAAGGACAAAACAAAAGTCTATACGTTATTCCCGTCCGAGATTTCATTCTCATGAATGGTTTCATCAATTGTGATCCCATTCATCAGAGACCTCCCGTAGATGTCAATGCAGATCCATCAAAGAAAACGACCAAGAGTTCAGAGATTATCGAATCAATGTTGATTGGTAATGATATTGGTGAGATTGAAATTGCCGAAAACAAAGAATCAGATACGCATACAGACACATCATTCACATATGATTCAATCGATGGTGGTCATCGGAAACGAGCCATTATTGCATTTGCCAGTGATAATCTCAGGACACACAAATATTCCATTTGTCCTAATGCAAAGTTATGGGAACTTCCCGAAGATCTTAGAAATCGTTTCATGCAATATGAACTACGATTTATCGTGTTCTACGACATGAATAACGCTGACCGAGGCCGTCAATTCCGTGCAACGAATACAGTATCCGCAGTGTCAGAGCAAGCGATGTTCAATTCATATGGCAGAGTCCCATATGCCGATTTTGTCCGATTCAAATCCCGTGAGTTCGAACAAATTTCCATGGAAGCCCATCCATTCTTCTCATATTCAACAGGAAGTTCAACAAATCCGAACAAGAAGATCCGATACGAGTATCTTGATTTTCCGAACGATGCCGACCTACTCCATGATCAAATCGTAGCACGTATTGGGTGTATCGTGGACAAAGGAAAACTTTCAACATGCGGTAGAAGTGATATTGAGAAATTGTATGAGAGTCCCGATAGTTATTTCACAAAGGAGAGAATGAATCGTCTCCACAATGAAACAAATGCGGTACTTGATTTCCTACAAGCAATGTCCAAATGTAAGAAACAAGAGTCAAAAGGACATAAAGGATTATCGAAAAGAGATGTTACACAACTCTATCGTATATGGTTTTACATGAAAGAAAAGTATGGAGAGTTTACGATCCGAGACTATAAAGAACTATATCTTGCTTATCGAAACGCATTAAGTCATATCGAAACAAATGGTTCAGAGATTCTTGTATTTCGTGATCATAAGAATCCCCGTACATTAGCAGAGGCTTATCGAGGTTTTATGGGTAGTCATGATATCGAAGAGAAAGTCCGCACTACAGTTCTATGGATGCTGAATGAATATAAAGAGAACGGATATGATTTCATTGTAAATGCAAAGGGAAATACACCGTTCAATATTCTTGATTATATCATTGTAAAGGATAAGAAGAGAGTCTTTTCAGAAGCACAAATGATCTCACAATTATCCGATCAGAATAATTTATGCTGGGTTGATGGTCTTTCACTTGATATGAAAGATGCAGAAGGAGCCCACATTAAAGCACATTCCGAAGGAGGAAAAACAATCAAGAGTAATCTTGTCATGGTGAGAAAAATACATAATCGTAAAGCAGGATCAATGAATATGATTGAGTATAAGAAACTATGGGAATCAACTCAAATTGATCCGAATCTATCCGATTTTGTTGACGTATCACAGATGACAAATGATGAGTTTAAACAGTATAAGAGAGAAGTTAAAGCATGTCTATGAATGATAATGAATCAGAGAATAAAGATAAAGTCATTGATATATCTCAATATGTCCATGAAAAATCTAAAAAGAGAAAGTCTAAAGAGCAAGTAAAAGATATATTATATCCGAAAATCACAGAAGAGGATTCGGATGATCCAGGGCCCGTTGCGATTTAATGAGAATCGAGTGTTCTGGTTGTGCGAAATTGTGCCGAAAACCAGAAGGAAAAGTTCTGGTTATTTTAACCGATATTTAACCGGTTTGTGCCAATGGAGAGCGGTAGTTAAGTTCTGCCCGAACGGACGAGCGGCACACTTACTGCAAGTTGCAAAGACTGTGCCAAGACGTGCCAAGTTCCTTTGGCACGGTTCTTGCATAAAGCAAGAACTATTCCAGGATTCCGAAAGAAACCGAGGAATGTAGGAAACTTTCGGATAATGCAAGTTTCGTGCCATAACTAAGGGAAACTAAGGGAATGCAAGAATCATGCCTGCAGGCCGCAGGTGCAAACTAGGCGAGAACCATGCAATACGAGAGGTGTACTACTAGAAATGCATACCAAACAAACCCTTGACATTTGCCTATATTCTCGCTATACTGGGTGTGTACCCAGTTGATGATATTAATTCCAATAAGAGAGGTCAATATGTTTAAAGCAATCATCATGGTTAGTGCAGTATCAATCCTAATGGCATCTGGTGTTGTTCATGTAGATATCGATGAAGCAACCGCACTGATGGAAAGAGCAGAAGAGATTATGGAAACTGCCAAAAAAACCCTTGACATATGATGTGAATTTGCTATACTAATAATGTGAGTGAGGGAGAGAAGAGAAATTCTCCTTTGTCAATGAAGACAATGAACCCCTCATCGGTTAGCCTTCTGTAAGTCGGTAGTTAGCCTCTTGTAAGTCTGCATATACAAAAGCATAGAGGGTTACTTCGCATGAGGGGTTACTGATAAAATCACACAGAATTCAAACACTCTATTGAGAATGTATCATGGTATAATGATGACCATCTGACAATAGAGAGTTCTTACGTGAGACTACTCTCCGCTAGTCACCCACACTGTAGGTAATGATGCCAAGTGGACGGCTGATGTGACGGCGATGAAGTCAATGGACTAGGTGGCGTAAGATCACCTGCAGGTTCAGTATGCACCTGTGTCTCCGCAAAATACGAAGTATTACCGACTAGATGTGAAAGAGATGTCGTATGAGTTTTCCTCGGAGTTTTCTCAGAAAGCCAAAACTCCTTGCTTTCTTTTCTCCTCTTACGAGGCCTCCTGTTGAGTGAGCGGCCTGAGAGGGGGGAGGGGGCAACATGCGTTGGCGGGTGGTCGGGTGGATCTGCCCACTAAGCAAAGCGACCATATATAAAGACACAGACTTTTTAAAATTTTTTTAGGGGTTGTAATGGCCACACATGCCAATGTAACTTTTAGAACCACAACTACAATAAGTGGTCAAGAAGAGATCAGAATCTCTGATAGATATGCCGAGTTATCTACTGATCAATTAAAGCATCTTCTTATACAAGAACAATTAAAGTATGCTTCAAGAACAGGAGATTCAGTGGAGGGACAAACAATTCATCTAAGCACTAAAACTAAATGTTATTCAAACGATATTGAAATAACTGAATTTTAAAATTTTTTTCGATACCTCTCTGGAGTCAGAGGTTCTTTGGCGATATGACTAAAGATAGATCATCAATAAGCATTTTTATCTCTGACTCTAAAAAAAATTTTTTCTACCATTTTTTCCCTTGACACTCCGATCCAGTTTGCTATGATGATATATGTGACATCGATGATTAATCCTTTCAGGAAGCATTATGAATGATTTGAAATTTACAACTGCTGGTGATTACATGAGTGATCCAGAACGCTTTGATGAGTGTGCAGAATTGAAATTCAAAATTGCAGAACTTGAAGAAGTGATTGCTGATACTTATCGCCTTTATCTTCACTTAGCAAATGATTTTGATGAATTGTTTGAGAATGATCCTACAGATGATGTTCGTAATTATCATCGTGCGTTGGATTATCGTTCTTGTGCCACTTTACTAAAGCATCGCCTTGCTTCTATCGCAAGAGAAGATGTCCTCCTTACTAACCATCATACTACATGAGGAATATGACTAAAGCAGAAACAAGAGAAATGATTGAAAGAGCAATGAGCAGATACGAAGGATCTGTCACAAGAATTTCAACTGTTCTTGGTAAAGGTTTATTGTCTGCCAACACGGCAGTTCCTCGTTCATCTTCAAGTAAGATGAGATTAGGAAAAGGAAGTGGTCGTATGTTTACTGCTGAGAGTGGAATGAAACTAAAGGTTGTGTAATAATAAACCGAAGGTTATATAACCAAGGAGTATAAAATGATAGTGAAATGGATAAGTGAGAATCGAATGAATATAAAGTACAGAGGTATTCCGTTAGTTACAGAGAAAGATTATCATGACATATTAGATGTGATTGATAATGATATCTTTGAGAGAAATTTTGAGGATAATAAAACTGATGCAGATCTTGAAAG